GATCGGCTTCGTCATCCACCACGCGCCGGGGCCGATGCTGGCAGTGCTGCCGAGCCTGGAACTTGCGAAACGCACCTCGCGGGGCCGCCTTGATCCGCTGATCGCGGACAGCCCGGCGCTGCGCGAACGGGTGAACCCGGCCCGGTCGCGGGACGCTGGCAATTCGATGCTGTCGAAGGAGTTTCCCGGCGGCATTCTGGTGCTGACCGGCGCCAATTCCGCCACCGGCCTGCGGTCGATGCCCGCGCGCTATGTGTTTCTGGACGAGGTCGACGCCTATCCGGCTTCGGCTGACGAGGAAGGCGATCCGGTTACGCTGGCGGAAGCCCGCACCACCACCTTCTCGCACCGGCGCAAGGTCTTCATAGTCTCGACGCCTACGATACGAGGGCTGAGCCGGATCGAGCGGGAATTCGAGGCGTCCGACCAGCGGCGCTACTTCGTACCCTGCCCGCATTTCGGGACGATGCAGTGGCTGCAATTCGACCGGCTGCGCTGGGCGAAGGGGAAGCCGGAAACCGCCGCCTACCATTGCGAGGGTTGCGAACGCCCTATCGCCGAGCACCACAAGACCGAAATGCTGGCCCGCGGCGAATGGCGGGCGACGGCGGTTTCCAGGGATCCGAAGGCCATCGGTTTCCACCTCTCGGCGCTCTATTCGCCCTTGGGCTGGAAAAGCTGGTCTGACGTCGCGCGGGAATGGCTGGCGGCCCAAGGGTCGGACGAGACGCTGCGCGCCGCGCGCAACACGCTTCTGGGCGAGACATGGGTCGAGTCGGGCGACGCGCCGGAATGGCAGCGGCTGGCGGATCGGCGGGAATCCTGGAAGCCGGGCACGGTGCCCATGGCGGGGTTGTTTCTGACGGCCGGGGCCGATGTCCAGAGGGACCGGATCGAGGTCGACATCTGGGCCTGGGGCCGGGGCTTGGAAAGCTGGCTCGTCGATCACATCGTCATTCCGGGCGGGCCTGACGACCCCGCCGCTTGGGACAAGCTGACGGCCCTGCTCGGCCAGTCCTGGCAGCATGCCAACGGCGCCTTCATGACGGTGGCGCGGCTCGGCATCGACACCGGCTACGAAGCTGCGGCCGTCTATGCCTGGTCGCGCAAGGTCGGCTTCGAACAGGTGGCACCCCTGAAGGGCCTCGAAGGGTTCAACCGCGCCGCCCCTGTGTCTGGCCCGACCTATGTCGATGCCACCATCGGCGGCAAACGCCTGCGCCGCGGCGCGCGGCTCTGGTCGGTGGCAACGGCGACGTTCAAGGCGGAGACCTACCGCTTCTTGCGGATCGAACGCCCATCGGATGAGGACCGGGCTAAAGGGGTGCTTGAAGCCCCCGGCACGATCCACCTTCCCGGCTGGGCGGACACCGAATGGCTGAAGCAGCTGGTGGCGGAACAGCTGGTCACCATCCGCAATAAGCGCGGCTACGCCCATCAGGAATGGCAGAAGATGCGCGAGCGGAACGAGGCGCTGGACTGCCGGGTCTATGCCCGCGCAGCGGCGTGGATCCTCGGCGCCGACCGCTGGGACGAGGCAACGTGGCGGCGACTCGAAGCGCAGGCAGGCGTGGAAACGCGCATGCATGCAGCCATCCCGACTGACACCACACCACCCGATCCGGCCCAGCCCAAGGCCGGAACCCTGACCACGCCACGCCGGAAACGGCGGGCCTACACCCCGAACTTCATGAGGGACTGATGGACCTGGAACGCATGCAGGCCCTGCTCACGGCACTGCAGGAAGCCCGCTTCGCCGGGCTGCGCAGCGTCAGCTACGACGGCAAGACAGTGACCTATGGCTCAGATGCCGAACTGGCGGCGGCCATTCGCGATCTGGAGGGCCGGATCGCTACCGCCTCTGCCATCCCGCGTCGCCGCCGCTGGGGCACGGTTGCGACAAAGGGTCTGTGAACATGGTTCTCGACGCCTTCCGCCAGCGCCTCGGGTCCATCATCGGTGGCTTTGACGCGGCGCAGTCCCACCGCCGCATGCGCGGCTTCCGCGCGACCCGCGCCCATGTGAACACGCTGATCGCGGCTTCCGGCGAAACCATCACCGCCCGCGCCCGCTGGCTGGTCCGGAACAACGGCTATGCCGCGAACGCGGTCGATGCTTTCGCCAACCATGTCGTCGGTGACGGCATCAAGCCCTCGTCGAAGATCGCCGAGGCCGCGAAGAAGGAGGAGCTGCAGAAGCTCTGGCTGGCCTGGACCGACGAGGCCGATGCTGAGGGACTGACCGACTTCTTCGGCCTCCAGCGCCGGGCGGCGCGGGAGGTGTTTCTGGCGGGTGAGGTCTTCCTGCGCATCCGCACCCGGCGTCCCGAAGACGGGCTGACCGTGCCGATGCAGCTGCAGATGCTGCCCTCAGAGATGCTGCCCCAGGATATGACCCGCGTCCTGCCTGGTGCGGGATCAATCCGGCAGGGCATCGAGTTCGACGGCATCGGCCGCCGCGTGGCCTATCATTTCTTGCGCCGGCACCCGGGCGACATGACCGATCCGGGGCTGGCCGGGGAAACGGTGCGCGTGCCCGCGTCCGAGGTGATCCATATCCTCGACCCGGTCGAAGCAGGCCAGCTGCGCGGCGTGTCGCGCTTTGCTGCGGCCGTGGTGAAACTCTTCACGCTGGACCTCTACGACGACGCGGAGCTGGAGCGGAAAAAGACCGCGGCGATGTTCGCGATGTTCATCACTTCGCCCGCCCCGGAAACCGCCCTCGATCCGGCCGAGGACGATCTCGAGGTCGAACCCGGCCAGGTGGTGCGGTTAGACCCGGGCGAAGACGTCACCACACCTTCGACACCGGATTCCGGTTCGACCTATGAACCGTTCCAGTACCGCACGCTCCTGCAGATCGGCGCGGCGCTGGGCGTGCCCTATGGCTATCTGACCGGTGATACGGCGAAGGGAAACTTCTCGAACACGCGGATCGCGCTGGTCGACTTCCGGCGCCGCATCTCGGCCTTCCAGCATTCTGTGATGGTCTATCAGCTGTGCCGCGCTGTCTGGACCCGCTGGATGGACATGGCGGTGCTGGCCGGTGCCATCGACCTGCCGGGCTATGCGACCGACAGGCGCGCATATCTCGCCTGCGACTGGCTCCCCACGAAATGGGACTGGATCGACCCAGCCAAGGATGCCTCGGCTGAGATCCTGCAGATCGAGGCGGGCCTGAAATCCCGCACGCAGGCCATCGCGGAGCGCGGCTACGACGCCGAGCAGGTCGACCGGGAAATCGCGGCCGAACGCAAGCGCGAGGCCGAGCTGGGTCTCGACTTCCGGCGGCCGGGTTCGCCCGCGCAGGCGGCGGGCGGCGGTTCTGGTCCGGGGGCCGCCGAAGGTCAGCGGCAGGAACAGCTGGACAGCGACGATCAGGGTGACGACGGCGAGGACCGGGAACCCCGGCCCGCGGAGGAAGGATGATGCATCACACCCAGATCGCCCAGCGCGTCTTCAACACGCCCCTGATGATCGATCCCGCCAAGGCGCTGGCCTTCCTTTCCGGGCTTGGCCCCCGGATCGTTGGGCGGGAGATCAGCATCGAAGGGCTGAACACTGCGACCGAGGATCAGGATGCAGCCACCCTGCCCGCCCGGGCGTCGCTCTTCGGTGATGACCTGACCAACCGTCAGGCGCGGAACGGCGGCCAGCCTTTCGCGGTCGTCGACGGCATCGCGGTCATTGAGATCGCGGGCACACTGGTGCATCGCGGGGCCTGGATCGGCCAATCCTCGGGGCTCACTTCCTACGAGGGAATTGCGGCCCAACTGCAGGCGGCGCTTGCCGATCCTGCGATCCGCGGCATTGCGCTCGACATTGACAGTTTCGGCGGCGAAGTGGCCGGAGCCTTTGACCTCGCCGACCGCGTCCGGGCCGCGCGTAAGGTGAAACCCGTGCAGGCTTTCGTCGCCGACCACGCCCTCTCGGCTGCCTATGCGCTGGCTTCGCAGGCCGACCGGATCATCCTGCCTCGCACCGGCGCTGTCGGCAGCATCGGTGTCGTGGCCATGCACAGCGACATGAGCGGGGCGATGGACCAAAAGGGCATCGCCGTCACGCTGATCCATGCAGGGGCGCGCAAGGTTGATGCGAACCCGTATCAGCCCCTGCCCGAAGCCGTCCGCGACCGGATTGCAGGCGAACTTGAGGATCTCCGCCAGCTCTTCTCCGAGACCGTCGCCGAAGGGCGCGGCCGCCGCCTCGACACAAGCCAGGCACTGGGCACCGAGGCCGCCGTGTTCCGCGGGGAGGCGGCGGTCTTCGCCGGTCTGGCCGACGAGGTGGCTGATCCGGTCACCGCCTTCCGCGCTTTCGCCGCCGCGCCCCGCGGCACGTACACCCTCAAATCCAACCCCAAGGGAAAGGGCCCGATGATGACCACTGCCCCCGAAGATCATGCGCAGCCTGCGGCCAGCGCCCCGCCGGAACCGGCCGCGCCCGCGGCAGTCGCACCGCCGCAAACCGCGGCGGCCGACATGTCGCCCGAAGCGATCCGGGCCGAGGCGGCCGAGGTCGCACAGGTCTGCGCGCAGGCTGCGCGTCTGGGCATCCAGATCGATGCTGCGGATGCGGTCGCCAAGGGTGTGAAGCCAGAAGCCCTGCGCGCCAAGGTCCTGGCCGATCTCGCCGCCCGCAGCGATGCCGCTGGCATCATCGCTACCGCCCCGGCGACGGGCGCGAAGGAAAGCCCCATCGTGGCGGCTGCGAAGAAATCGGCCGCCGCCCCGCGCTGACATTGGCGCTGGCCACCGGCGGCATTCGTCGCTGCGCCCTCGCCCCGCCTCCCCATCCCCCAACACCCTGGAGACTGAACCATGCCCGTCCTGACGGAACCGCCCAGCATGGGCGACGTCCTCAAATACGAGGTCAACCCGAACTACACCCGCGAGGTGGTGACGCTGCTCGCG